TCAAATTATTATTCAGTATCCATCAGGCTATGAAGCACCTAAAGCTGATGCGCTTCAAGAAGTAACTTACATTAGAGATTTTGTTTCGTTAATAGTTTGCCCATAATCCGCGTCTGTATAAGTAATTAATCCATTGTCCGAATAATATAAATACTTGCCTTCATTTTCATCTTGTGTTTTTAGGCTATGATGCGCTGGGCATAAACTTTGAAATAAATTTATCTTAAACTTATTGCCATCTTGTCTGTGTGGAAATACATGATCTATATGAATTGCTTGAACTACTTTGCCTTCAAGTAAACAAGCCGCACATAATGGCTTTTTACTTAATTGAATAACTCTTTGTTTCTTCCAAAAGGCAGTTGAGTATAATTTACTATTCTCTTTGCCTTTTTCTGTTATAGCGCCACCATGCTCATTGCAAAAAGTGGATCGGCTAGTCTTTTCATTCTTGCAACCTAATTCCCGACACTTGGTGTTGAGAGGAGCAGTTGGCATTAGTCTAAAAAGGTAAGCTTATACATTGTCGATTCTACAATACTTAATAGTGCATCGACTTCATTCTGTAGGCTTGTGTAATCACCAACAACTGCTCTATTAGCCACAATAAAATCTCTAATGTAAGTTACTTCTTGAAGCGCATCAGCTTTAGGTGCTTCATAGCCTGATGGATACTGAATAATAATTTGATATGCACCTTGATATTGTTCAATGATTGCATCAACCGCATCAGGTAACTTTTCATAGTAACCTTGAAGCGCCTTGTGTTCCGAATATGATTTAGTTTGTAAATGTAAGATATGTCCGTTAGTTGCCGCATGAAGAAGCTTTAATAAAAACTCGCCAATAGTTACTTGTGGCACTTCAGTAATAGCTTCATTGATTGAATATACTTTTTTCATAAGATTACCTATTCATAAAATAGATGGCTATTGCCATGATAATAACACCGAGTAGTAATTCTATCATAAATTGCCTTTGATTAAGTTTAAAGTTTCTGCCAATAACTCTGCTTCACTACCAAACTTTCTTTCAAACTCTTTAGCTCCAGCATGAAAAGCTATCCCATAACCGCCATTTCTATGATGATTTGGACATAAAGGATAAGCTAAAGTCCAATGAGCGCGTTTATGTCCTTGTCCTGATCTCATGTGGTGTATTTCAGGTGAAGAATAACCCCATCCTTCTCGCTTACATACTATACATCCTAATTGTGACAATTTGTCGTAGTGTTGTCTTTCGTCTTTATTCATTAGGATTGTGCAACTTTTCTTGAGGAACATTATAAGCTGGTCTATTAGGTTGTAACTCACCCCAATACTTTTCATCTTTAGCTTCATGCCCCCATATCCATCCTCTAATTGTGTAATTACCATCTATGCCTGTTATAAAATAAAACTTACGATCACTTGCATCAGATTTATGAATAATTAAATGACCTTTTTCATAAGGCGTGGATCGCACTTCAACATTATCCACATCAACATCATTTATTTGACCGCAACCACTCCAATGAAGCTTTAAGAATTTAGCAACGGCTCTTTCTGTTAAACATCCTTCAATCATTGTTTGCCATTCACTTCCAGGCTTTAATCCATGCGTATAAGAATAGCCTGACTTTAATCTTTGCATTCTTCTTAACACACCTGACATTGCAGTTTCAATAATTTCAGCGTTTGTTAATTGTATTTTTATATTATTCATCCATGCTCCATCCTAGTTGCGAAAAATAAGTTTCGATATGTTGAATATAGGCGCTAAATTGTTCAACCGACAAATCTGTGGTTGATCGAACATAAGGCACTTGAATTTCATTTATTGTTTTTTGTTCTGTGAGAAATAAATGCCCGCACAAAAGATGCACTTCCATAGGTAAGTAACCTGTGAATTGACTAATGCTTTTATATAACCTACCCCACAAGAACTTATTTGCTTCAAGCGATCTCTTATCGCCACTAACCTTTTCTTTGATCGTAACTTGCGGTGTCTTGCCTTCTTTGATTAATTCTTCCAAATAAATCATCAATTGGCTGATGTTCTGCTGACTTACGATCCAATCTCTCGGCTTCATCTTTTAGCTCCTGTGCGTTGTCTTGTATTTTAATCATCTTTGTGCCTTCCCATAATACAAATCTATTTGCGCCATCCGCAAGTATGTATCGGGATATATAAAAGTTATTGCGTTCAATGCAATATTTACTAATCTTGCTCCATTTATTTTGCATTTGTAGCTTCCTTTGCGAATTTAAGTGATATAGGCGGATAATTCTTTGGATTAGCAATAATCCTTTTAGCCCAAGCCCTCATATCTTTAGGCTTGTTATTATCTTGTTCTGCCATAAACTTTAAAACTTCATGCGAATACTTATGATTCTGTTCTTTAGATAGCTTCGGTGCTTCTAGCTTCATATATTCAATTGGCTTTTCTTTTACCAATGTCAATATGTCTGATGGTGTTGGCATAAAGCGCGATTGATCTACCCACTTGTCAAAAGCCTTTGTTACCTGATTAAATTCAAACTTCTCAAGCTTATAAAACCAAACTCTTAATGTATCCTGATCCAATGCTTGTTTTTGATAGAGAGTTGTTAGCGTATCCATCATAGATTTAAAGCTTATCTTATCGTCTATTGTCATTTAAAATCCTTTTATTTAGCCATCATATATAAACCAACATTTCCTAAAGCATATCCAAAATAGCAAATACCCATTCCATGATTGCCAAGCCAAAACTGTTCGGCGCTTATATAAGTGTATATAGCTCCTGTAATAATAATTAGGATATGGCTCAAAACAATGGCTCGTCTGTTATTAGATCAAATACATTTTCTTTTGGCGGAGCTGGTAATCTTTTAATTGTGTGATTAGGTCGATTAATAATATACATTTCAGCTTCATGCTTTGTGCGAAAGCGCTTATGCGGATCGCCAAAGTCATCAAAGACTAAATAGCGAAATAAAACTTCCATAAAGTTACTCATCGGATAAATGTTAATTGTAGCACTAATGATATTCCAATTAATAAACCAAAAAATCCACCAATAATTAATATTTTAATTGCAAAATCTAAAATTCTAGTTATTAAATTCTTCCCACAAGTAAAATAGGATGAGTGAAACAACCAAGAATATAACCGCCCACAAAATAAAAGCAACAATTTTAAAGACCAACCACAAATTTGCTAGAATCATATTTCTTTTCAACTCCATCAATTTTTTTAGAATTTATAACTCCTAACTCTGATATAACTAAATTATGCTTCTTACCTCGAATATCTCGCATCCATTCCAAACTGTCGGGCGGAAAGAATGAAATCATTTTCCAAACTAAATTATTATTATTATCAAATTCTTCAACCATCCAAACTTTAGTTTCCATAATTTGTCCTTACTAACGCATTTGCAATAGAAATTAAAATACAAACTTCAGTAAAATCCCAAAAATCTAATTTAGATACATATTGAGCTAATGCAAACAAACAAATTGAAATAGCCCATAAAACTATTATTTTTTTATTAATCTTATATTTTTCCATTTCTTATCCTTTTAGTTTTTCTAATATAACCTTTGCATTTCTAACACAAGGTATTTCATCAAATCTAGGATCACCTTGAGTTAAACCTTCTACCATCCAATCTAATGCTTCTACAAGCTCATTAACATCTCTAGCCAATGCCTTTCTATACTCAAGATCAGTTTGAGTTTGTCTGTGAACTTTTAAAAGCCATTCTTTGGTATCGGGTTCTTTATTCTTCATCTTGATTAATCAATCTTACACTTTTAAGTTTACGAGTATTGCCATCAAATACAAATTCTACATTACATCGACTAGCTCGTCTTTTATTTGTAGCGGCACAAAGACCTACTTTATCATAGTGTCTTAAAAATACCGAATAGGGAGCTACTACATCATCAATTGGCGCTGGTTTAGTTTTAGCTATCTCTTGAACATCGAGTGATCCTTGTAACTGTTTCACCCAAAGCTCAAGAGATGGCATTGTATTATCTGTTGTCATTTCTTGTCCTTTTCTTATTTAATAAAAAATGTGATTTCCTATTGCTACTTTTACTTCTTTTTGTTTAGCCCAAATAGGTTTTTTCATTTGTTTAGTATGAAAATATTTTGCCCCATTGGTTGGATCTTGTATCCGCTTTTCTATAATCGCTTTTGCAAGCGGTTTTAAATAAGCTATTTGTTTTTCATTTGGCATCCCTAAATCGTAAAATTGATATTGGGATTTTTGCTTCATTATTTCACAAATATTTTTTGGATAGTTTGGATCAGCTTTGCGGTGAACCGCAGTATAACCGACTGCAATAATGCCAGTATTTGGCTCACCCCTTGCTTCACCCCACATAATCGCACATAAACATAGGATTTCATTCATAGCCTTCCTTAAAATGTTACTGATACGGACTTTTCATCTTCCCAAGAATGGGAGCGTATCCATGTAGCGGGATACGGAATAAATTGTCCACCCTGTTTAAACCATTCAGGCGATTGTTTCTGCCATTCAATAGCTTTCAACACTTCTTCTATATTAGGTCTTATCGTATTCCAAGCCTTTCTTGCATCCTCTTTTTTCTTCTTTTTAGGGAATGCCTGCCAAAAGACATCGAAGTCTTTGGATATATATGTATTTATAGGTTGTTTAGTTATTAAGTTATTAAGTTCTTTAGTTAGTGAGTTAGCATTGGGTTGGCATTGGGTTGGCATAGAACCCTTGTCCCATCGCTTCTTGGCGGATTTAGTGGCTACTTCAATGCGTTCTTTATAGCCATCAATTTCAGTTTTAGACCTTCCTTGAATAAAACCATCTTCAGTTTTAGTCCAAAAATCATTAATGACATTCCTAATAGCATTCTTTTCATCTTCAGTCCTTGCGTTAAATAATCTAAATAATTTATCTTCTTCTAAAGGGAGCGGTGTTTCATCAAGATAGAATTGATCTAGTAGTTGTCGATAACATCCATGCTCCAGCAATGTTAAGTGTGTTGTATCTTTGCGGTAATCCGCGATGTTATGTTGATAATAATGCAATTAGTTTCACCTTTCTTTTATCTTGTCTTTTTTATTATTAAACGATTCTTATCGTTCTTGCAAGTATTTTTGTATTATTTTTTGACCTTCTTCAAATCCATAAGCCACTTCTGCACCATAACCCATTGATTCTGCTAAATTAAGGAAGTCTATTTGATTTTGTTGTAATCTTGCACTTTTATCCGCTTTCATCTCTAAAAATAGCCCATGAAGCCCATTTGCTGGGATCATAAGGAACAAATCAGATACCCCTGCGGTTACCCCTTCTTGTTTAAGTTTAATAGCCGTTCCAATGTGCCTAGCGCCCCCATTTGGTATAGCAAATAGACATTTAGCCATTAATGGATATTGAAGTCTAAACCATTTAATAAGCAAAGACTGTGCCAGGTGTTCATTATTCTTCATAAATATATTTAAAAAATAGTTGTATTTAATTTTGATATAGGCATAATAACACCTAGCAACACATTTTTAACGAAACTTAAAGGAAACTAAAATGACAGATATCAACATTCAATATTGCAGATCACTTTTAAAAGATATATCTTTAGAATTAAAATTTCATAATCTTAATGCTTATAAAGATGCTTATGTTATGAAAAATTCTTTTGGTTGGTTTTTTCATGCCCCAGCTTTAAATTTTAGTGCAGATTATTCAGATCGTAAATGTTCAAACGCTTATCAAGCTAGAGCTGATGGTTGGCTTGAATATATGAGCAAAAATGGTTTAATTGGCGCTCCTGAAGGTGAAACTCTTTCATATAATTGTGATAAATAATATGAAAGCACTATTAACCGCACTATTAATCGCACTCCCGATCATGGCAATCGGGGGTGAATCACCAAAGCTTCGTTATAATTGGGTTGAAAACAAATATAATTACGCTCCTAAAGATGCCAAGCTTAAATATAATTGGACTGCCGACAAATACGAATTTGTTGCACCTAATTCAAAACTCAAGCATAATTCGCAAAGTGGTAATTACGAGTATGTGCAAACACAAATTGATCCCTATAAATCAGAAATTGAATAAAAAAGGATAAGACAAGATGAAAAAAGACTTAATTCTCGGATGTATCTTTGCTACGGCATTTTGGGCATGGTTCGCAATCTGCCTTTATATTTTAACTCCAATGGTATTCGATTGGTTGGGTAGATAATATGGCTACCGCATTAGTTCGTCATTATGATGATAGACAAATAGTAGGTATATTTGCTTATCGCGACCTCGAAGAATTGTTTTGGTTAATTGACCAAGCAAGTGATCCATATAAATGTGAATACTTTAATCTTAAAAATGGTGGCGTTATTTGGTATGACAAAGCCAATCAGCTTATTTCTGAAAATCTTGAAAAAGCTTGGGCTTCCCATGATGAAGGTGAATTAGATGAAGTTGGCGATGAAACTTTTGATGGCGCTAAATTAGATGAGTATTCTTTTCTTCAAGCCGCCGAAGCTAAATGGATAAAAATTAAAGACACTTATAAATGGGGAAATAAAAATGTTGCCTAATCAAGAAGATAAGGATAAAATAAGCACAAATCAACAAGTTACGGGAGCTTCCATGAGTGACCAGCAACGAGAGATGCAACACAAGATTCATATTCAAACTATGATGAATCCTGATCCTGATTTTTTAGACCTAGAACCTCATATCTCTTTACAAGAGCTTATCGAGCATCATATTACTTTTAATGCCGAAGTCTTTTCTGATTTTTATGATGAGATTGAAATTCAAAATCAAGTAAAGAATATTCTTTATGATCGTCAGGATGATAAGATTGGTCGCATTAAAGATTTATACGATGCGGAAATTAAAAGCCTTGCAAAGTTTATAGCTGAAAACTATGAAACAAATACCTTTGCTAAATGGGCTTATGAAGATACAATATCGCATGTAATTTAACGAAACTTTTTAGGACAAGATAAGATGAAAACATCAGACAGTATCAAACAAATAGCTGAAGCTTTAGTAGCGGCGCAAAAAGAAATTAGATTTGCCGTTAAAGATTCAACTAATCCTCATTACAAATCCAAGTATGCCAATATCAATTCAGTTATTGATGCCGTTAAAGCGCCACTCAATAATAATGGTATTGCTATCCTTCAATCATTAAGCCCATCAGACGACAATAAACTCCACCTGACAACGAGGTTACTCCATAGCTCGGGTGAATGGCTGGAAGATACTGCCGTCTGCCCTTTACAAAAGCAAGACAGTCAAGCGCTCGGATCGTGCGTTTCTTACATTCGCCGTTATTCGATTTCTAGTTTTTTGGCTCTTTATGCAGACGATGACGATGGTCAATCCGCAGTTCTTAATGCCGCAGACTATCTTCAAAGAATTACCCAATCACAATCATTAGAAGAACTCCAGGCTAATTATAATTTTGTAATGGGTGAAGTTAAAAATGATAGAACTCTATCTAAAATGGTGATTGAAGCTAAAGATAAAAGAAAGGCAGAGCTATGATTGATGATCCTGTAATTCGTAATGTTTATGGTTATCCTATTGAAACAACTGCTAAAGAACTTATGCAAGCTGAAGCAAGGCGAACTAAAGTTGAAGCTTTAAAACGATTTTTAGGCGATAAATATTTGTTAGCACCTTTAACCAAGAAACTAGATAAACCAATTAAATAGGAACTTAAATGGAAAGAATAATAAGAGATATAGCTCAAGGTAGTCCTGAATGGATGGCTTTAAGAGTAGGCAAAATTGGCGGATCAAGAATATCTGATCTTTTAACTGAAGGTCGAAATGGCGCTGAATCTTTAACTAAAAGAAAGTATAAGAATGAGCTTATTAGGGAAAGGCTGACAGGTAGGAAATTAGATACCTATAAAACGCCCGCTATGCAACGAGGAATCGATTTAGAACCTATGGCTAGGGCATGGTATGAAGTTAAATATAATACCTTTGTGGATCAGGTAGCAATCGTTCTACATCCATCTATTGATGGCGGTCAATGTAGCCCTGACGGAGTAGTTGATGCAACCAATTCTTTAATTGAGATAAAAATACCTAATCCTGAAAACCATTTGGATAATATCCTAACGGGTGGTAAACAATTAGAACAGTATTATGACCAAGTGATGTGGCAATTAGCTTGTGTTCCTGGCTCTAATGGCAATGAAAAGAGAGAATTTTGCGACCTTGTATCCTATGATCCTGAAATGCCCGATCATTTACAAGGATTTGTAAAGCGTATTTATCGTGATGATGAGTATATTAATAACATGCAGAATGCGGTGATCGCCTTTTTGTCTGAAATAGAAACTATCGTAAATAACTTAAAGGAAATACAAAATGGCAATAACCCATGATTTAATCGCTAAAACAGGCGAATATGTAAACAAAGATGGCGAAACAAAAGCTCGCTGGACTAAAGTTGGAGTTGCAATGTCTAATAAACAAGGCGGCACTTCACTTCTTATTGAATCTATCCCTGTCAATTTTGACGGCTGGGTAACAATGAGAGAACCTCAACCTAAAGATGGTGCAGGATCAGAAAGTAAAGCTGACCTACCATTTTAATGATTTTACTGATGG